GAACGGGCGGCGTGCGCAAGGCCGAGCTGAACGACACCGACGCCGCCTATCAGGCCGCCAAACAGGCGGGCGCGCTGCAACAACAAATCGGCCAGGGCATGAGCAACCTCGGCCTGGTCATCCAGGACATCGCGCAGAAAGAACGCGCCAAAGCCGACGAAGCACGCATCCAGGACGCGAAGAATCAATTTCTGCGCGCGCAGCTGGATTTAGAGTACGGCGATGACGGCTGGAAAAACCGCAAAGGCGGGGCGGCGATGCCATCAGGCGACGACCACCGCCCGCTTGATGACGAGTACGACGAGCGCCTAAACAGCAGCTACCAGCAAATCAGCCAAAGCCTCGGCAACGACCGGCAGCGCGAACTGTTCCGCGAATGGGCGGACGGCGAGCGCCTGCAACAGCGCAGCAAAGTGCGCGCGCACGCGATGCGAGAGTACGACGCCTACCGCGAAGACACCTACAAATCGCGCAAAGCCATCGCGGGCGAACTGGTCATGCACGGCGACATCGAGCGCGGCATCGCCCTCTTACAAGAAAACAACGCGCGCTACGCCGCCGAAAACGGCCTGCCGCCGGAATGGCTGGAGACGGCAAACCGCCAGGGGGTGAGCGGCGAAATCACTGCCACCGTGGGACAAATGATAGAAGGCGGCGACCTCGCGGGCGCCAGCGCCCTGCTCACCCAATACCGCGGCTACATCAGCGGCGAAGACCTGGCGAAAACCGCCGCTACCCTGAAAACCGCGCAGGAAATCCGCCAAGCGACGGACGATGCAGAGGCGCTGATTCGTGGCGGGGACGTGAACTTTTCTGCCTCCTACCCTGGCGACGCCCATGCCATCTACAACCAGGGCTACAACCTCGACGACGTCATCCAGAAAATCGTCGGGGTGGAATCGGGCGGCAAGGCGACCGCGAAAAACCCCAAATCCAGCGCCTACGGCCTGGGACAATTCACCAAATCCACCTGGAAACGCTTTGCCGAAAGCCCAGTGGGAAAAATGCTCAAGGGGAAAATGGACATGGTGGAATGGCTGGCGGCGCGCGCCACCCCGGAAATCGCCATGCAGGGCATGCGCTGGCTGACCCAGCTCAATGCCGATCACCTCGAAAAACACGGGGTACCCGCCAACGCCACCACCCTTTACCTCGCGCACTTCATGGGCGCGCAGGGCGCGGTAAACCTCTACCAAGCTGACCCGAACCAAAACGCGCGTGCGTTTCTGCGGCAAAGTGATCCAAAACACGCCGAGGCGATCATCCAGGCCAACCCGACCGTCTTCAACGAAAAACGCAGCGTGGGCGACATCATGGCGTGGTCAGCAAAACACATGGGTGTCAAACCCGACCCGAACGCCCCTGCGACCGGCGAGCCGCGTCCTCGTAGCTGGCCGAGCGAAGCCCAACTGGAAGCCGAAGCACAACGCCGCTACCCCGACAACCCGGCGCAACAACGAGCCTACACCGACCGCGTGCGCATCGCGCGCAACGTCGAACTCGAAGCGCAGAAACAGGCGAACGACGATGCCTATACCCGCGCCTACGTCGCCGTCCATAGCGGCCAGGGCTTTGCCAGCATCGCACCCGAAGACCTGAAACACCTGACGCCGCAGCAAATCGTCGGCCTGAACGAAAGCTCGGAGAGCATCGAAGCCAAGCAGCAGCAGAAGCAGCACGCCGCCGCACGGGTAGAAACCCTCAAACTCTCGCGCGACCCGGACAAACTGATGCGCATGAGCGAGACAGACATCTACCAGCTTGAACCCGTCATCGGCTACGAAAACACCAAAACGCTTTTGACCGCACGCGACAACCTGCTCAAAGACGGCAACGCGGCGAAGACCTACCAGCTGGGGAAAGTGGCGACAGATTCCTTGCTGCGCAAAGCCTACGGCGACAACTTTTTGGATGACAAAGACTACAAACAACAAGCCGAAAATGCGCGCTACTTCCTCGAAGGCGAACAACTGCGCATCATCAACGGCCTCATCGCCAGCGGGCAGGAGCCTACCCCGGAGCGCATCATGCAGGAGCTGGAAAGCGCGTTGCTGCAGACCCGGATTATCGAAATGCCGGGCTTGATCTGGGGTACGAACAAAAAAGAAAAATACCTCGCCCAGCTCGAACCGTGGCGGCAGGAACAATACCGCGCCGCCGAACGGCTCGCGCTGAAAGTGAAGACCGGACAGGCGGTGGACGGCGAAAGCAAGAGCGCCTTTGATTACAACAATCTCGCCCAACCGGGCAAGGCAGATTTCAGCGGTGCTAACCAGACCGACCTGCTGCGCGGAAGTGGCGCCAAACAACCGAAGCCGTCAGACGATTACAACCCCAACGATGACCCCTATTTCCTGCCACCTGTGATGTAAAACCATGACCGACTTTGACCTGCTCCAGCAACGCTTGAACCTAGCGAGTGCCCTAAAAGAACGCCCGGATGCCTTTGCACGCCGGACAAAAATCGCCGCAGCCCTACAAAAGCCACCCGGCCTCATTAACGCCGATGACGAAAACCTCTACGACGTGGATAGCACCATGCGCGCGCTTGACGGACGACCGGTACTGCTGAAAACCATCCGTGACAACAGCGCCTTCGCCAAACTGGCACATGACGACTTTGAGCGGCTGGCCAACATCGAACACCTCGCGACGCTGAAACAGGAGCGGCTGCGGCGAGAGCGGGAAGCCAACCGCCCTTGGTTTATGCACGGCGCATTAGACGAAGCATGGGCGAACATCCGCAAAATCCCGAAAGCCGCCTGGGCGGGCATGAACGACAAAGAAGTCGAAGACCTGCGCTATACCCTGCAAGAATTGGAAAAAGCCGGAACACTAACCGAAGAAGGGCGCGCCCGCATTGAGGCGGGTATCAAAATTCACGAAAACCAGCGCGATGCGGCCTTTGACGAAATCGCAGATATCAATCGCAGCATTGCCGACAACAGCCCGGACGACCTGAATATCTGGCAGAAAATGGGACGCGGCGCAGTCACGAGCCTGCCGCAGATGGCGGCAGCCGCGGGCATTACCATGGTCTCCCGCAACCCTACCTTGGGCGCATTGGCGATGGGCTACGGCGTCAAAGAAACCAGCACGGCAGAGGCGCGCATAGCGGGGTTGGATTACGACGCGGCGCAGCGCAAAGGCATGATAGACGGGGCGGCGGAAGCCGCCTTTGAAATCTTGCCGCTGGGCAAAATGATGGGATTATACGGACGGGGCTCGGCGCAGGAAGGGCGGGCGACACTGAAAGAACTCGGCAAAACCGTCGCCTCCGAAGTGGCGGGCGAAAACGCCACGCAGCTCATTCAGGATGCCAACAACCTCTGGCATGGCCTTGACCCGGTATGGCAAAAAGCCATTGCGGAACATGGGCTATTCTCGCCTGAATCGCTGAAAATCCAGGGCGAGCGCCAGCTCATCGCCAGCGGTGCGGCAGCGCTCACCAGCGGCACACTTAGCGCACCCGCGCTCATCGCCAATATGCGGCGCAGCCAAGAACAAGACATTGCCAACCTCACCGCCATGACCGATGCCGCGCGCGCGAGCAAACTGAACCAGCGCGCGCCGGACGTGTTTGAACAATACGTGCGCGACCTGGTCGAAGACAGCGGCGTTGGCGACATCTACGCCGACGGCAACGCCCTGCATCAGGACGGGCTGGACGAGGCGCTGGCCGAAGCCCTGCCCGAACGCGCCGATGACATCCGGGCGGCAGTGGAAAACGGCGGCGCGGTACAAATCCCGCTCGAAGACTACCTGAGCCGCATCGCCCCTAACGAAGAGCTGACCAACGCCCTGCGCCCGCACATCCGCGATGCCGACGGCATGAGTGCGCAAGAACTGGAGAACCACGCCCTCGGTGAGCTGGAACAGGACATCCGCAACGAAGTCACGCGCCTTGCCGCAGAAGACACGCGCGCCGCCGAAATACAGGCCCTTGAGCAGTCCATCATTGAACAATTGAACACCGCCGGGCAGACGACAGAAGAGGCGAACCGCACCTACGCCACCCTCTATTCCGCCAGTGTGGACACCTTGTCACGCCGCATGGGCATCAGCCCGCAGGAATACCATGCGCAATACGGCATCCACATCGTTGGCGGGCAGGTTGCTATCCGGACGCAAGCGGGCGAGCAGACCATCACCCCCGCTGAAGCCGCGCGCCGGTTGGCGGCGGGTGCAGAAGCGGCGGTGCAAGGCGGGCAGAATGCAGGCACGGCAGGCAACACGCAGGACATAGACGCCGAAATTGTCAGCGAAGCGGCCCGTTTCGGCGGTATGGACATAGCAGGTTATCAGCGCGCCATCGCCCATGACGCGGTCGCCATCCAGCAAGAAAACGGCAAAAACCAAAGCGTCTCCCTGACAGACGCTGACCGCACCACTATCAACGACACTATCGCAAACCCCGAAGTGCGCGTGTACGGCCTGAAAACACCGGACGGGCAGCGCGCCCTGGTATCGGTAAAAGCCTTGCCGGAAGGTGGCGTGGCGGTTGTGGAAGAAGTGCTGGCAGGCGGAAAAACCCTGGCAGTAAAGAGCTTGCAGCGATACACAGGCGACACCCAACAAACGCTAATAGCATTGAGGGAAGAAGCCCGGCAGCGCGGCAACCGTGAAGCTATCTTCGATGTCCCCGTCACCCCCAGGCAGGCCAGCGCGCAGAACAGCTATCAGCAACTGGACGAAACGGCAGATTCCGCCTTTGCGCGGACGGTGGACGCCGTCATCAATAATGAATACAAAGAAGGTAAATTCGTCAAACTGGGGACGACGCCGGAAGCACTGCAACTGGCGGGATTACCTGATACCGAAATCAGCATCCGTTACAGCGTGATCAAGAAGGCGATGAACAACCGCCTGAGCCTGGATTACGGACACAACATTGATGCGGCAACCCTGAAAGCCATTCCCGCGCAACTAAACCGTCCAGTAGCGGTCATGCGCTCTGCCAAGACCTCAACCAACCCCAGCGGGTACGTTGTGTTGACTGAGCTGATGGAAGAAGACGTAATAGACGGGGTACAAAAGCCGGTGGTCGTCACCTTGTTCCTGAAAGAAACGGGACGCGGTATGGAAGTGCTGAACGTCAGCAGCATACACGGGCGTAGCAAAGGACAGATAGACAAAGCACTGCGCGGCGATGGCGTATTGTATTGGGACAAAGAAAAAGGTCCGCAACTCCTGCACTCGCTCGGGCTTTACTTGCCCCCTCGCCTAAGCACAGACGCGAACCTTTCTAGGGCAAATATTAAGACGAACGCTGACCTGAGTCAAGCAGCTAGCACAGAAGAAGCCGAAACACAAGCGACGGAGGCGCAGGCTGCCCAACAAAACAACCCCGCCCAGGACAGCTACCAGCAAGACGCCCCCACCCCGCGCGGATACTTCAGCCCGGATACCAACACCATCACCCTGACCCCGAACGCCGACCTCTCCACCTTCATTCACGAACTCGGCCACTACTTCCTGGAAACCCTTACCCGGCATGCAACCGAACTGCGCGCGCGCAATGACGCGGGCGAAGCACTGACCGACGGGCAAAAGCAAATCATCAACGATGCCGACCGCCTGCTTGCCAACCTCGGCGGGCTGGATCTGGATACCTGGCACAGCATGAGCCTGGAAGAAAAACGCAGCCACCATGAACTGGCGGCGCGGCAGTTTGAGACCTACGTCCTCGAAGGCAAGGCACCGTCGCTGGAACTGCAGGGCGCATTCCAGCGTTTCCGTGCCTGGCTGTTCCGCATCTATAAAGCCGCGCGTAACCTCAACGCCCCGCTCAACGACGAAGTGCGGCAAGTCTTCGACCGCATGCTGGCCACAGAAGAAGCCATCGAACTGGCGGAGCAGAACCGCAGCATGATGCAGCTCTTTGCCAGCCCGGAAGAAGCAGGGATGACGCCGGAACAATTCGCCGAATACCAGCAGCAGGGGCGGGATGCGACCCAGGCAGCGCAGGATGAAATGCAGGCACGCGCCCTGCGCGATACCCAGTACATCCGCAACCTGCGCAACAAGGCGCTGAAAAAGAAACAGCAGGAAGCCAAAGCCGCGCGGCAGCAGGCAGAAATGCAGGCACGGCAGATGGTGCTGGGCCTGCCGGTATATCGCGTCTGGCAATTCCTCTCCGCCACAACAAAAGAGAATGGGGGGCAGGCACCCCTGCGCCTTGACCATGACGCCCTGCTTGCCCTCGGTTACAGCGAAGCTCAAATCAAACAACTGGGGCGCAAAGTGCGCAAAACGGGCGGGGTGCATCCTGATCTTGTCGCCGAACTCTTCCAGGACGAAGACGGCAACGCCCTCTACGACAGCGGCGATGCGATGGTGCAAGCCCTGCTGGCGGCGAAACGGCCACAGGATGCCATCAACGACGTGGCCGATGACATCATGCTGCAACAGTTTGGCGAACTGGCAACGCCGCAGGCGGTGGCACTCGCCGCCGACATGGCGGTACATAACGACATCCGCCTGCGCCTGATTGCCAGCGAAGCGAATGCCCTGGCCAAAGCGGTGGGCAACAAGACCCTGCTCAACCGTGCCGCGCGCCAGCTGGCACAAGAGACCATCGCCGCGAAACGCCTGCGCGACATCCACCCGGCGCAGTACACCCGCATGGAAGCGCGTGCCGCCAAGGCGGCTTTGGCGGCGATGAAAAAGGGCGACATCGCCACCGCCGCCGCGGAAAAAAACAACCAGCTCTTGCAGGCACATCTGGCGCGTGCCGCCTACGAGGCGCAGGAAGAAGCGGCCACCCACCTGCGCTACCTGAAGCGGATGAGCCGCCTCAACCCGAAACACATCGACATCGAGGAGCGCGAACAAATCGAGGCGCTACTCGAACGCTACAACCTGCGCGACCAATCCGGCAAGGCGCTCGACCGCAGACAGTCGCTTGCCGAATGGGTGCAGGCGCAACGCGAGCAGGGCATCGAACCGGACATCGCGCCGGAGATGCTGGACGAACTGAAGCGCCAGCCGTGGCAGACGCTGACCGTGGACGAACTGCGTGGGCTGGTGGATACGGTGCGGCAAATCGAACACCGGGGCAAAGTGAAAAACCAATTGCTGCTGGAGCAGAAGCAACAAGACCTCAATGTCGCCAAAGAGGAAATCAGCGAAAGCGTCAAGGCCAGCGGCAACGGCAAAATCGTTGACAACAGCACGCCTGCCACCTGGTTGGGACAACGCATGGCAGCTTTGCGCCGCTTTGGCTGGATGCACACCAAGGCATCCACCGTGTTCTACATCCTGGATGGCGGGCAGCGTAACGGGCCGATGTGGCGCTATTTCGGCAAACTGGCGAACGAGCGTGCCAACTTCGAGGCGGCCGAGCGGGCGCGCTTGTCCGAAGAACTGATGAAAATCAGCGCGCCGCTGTTTAAGCGCAAGGGATTGTACAAACGCAGCATCAGGAGCGACATCCCCGACCGCAACGGCCAGCCGCGCGTCTTCACGCCGATGCAAGTATTTACGGTTGCGCTCAACATGGGCAACGCGGGCAACCTGCAACGCCTGCTGGACGGCAACCATTGGACACGGGAGCAGGTGGAGCGCCTGACCGCCAACCTCACCGGGGACGAATGGCGGGCGGTGCAAGACATCTGGGACCTGTTTGAATCCCTGAAGGAGCAAGTGGCGGCGAAAGAGCGGCGGGTGAACGGCATCGAGCCGCAATGGGTAGAGGCTGTGCCGCTCACCGTGACGAGCATTGACGGCGAAACGCTACACCTGCGCGGCGGCTATTACCCGGTGAAATACGATGCCGGGCAGTCGCAACAGGCAGAGCAGTTTCAGGACGCGGAAGCGGGGCAGGTCATAACCAATGCCGCCTTCACCAGCGCCACCACGCGCCGCAGCTACACCAAAGCGCGGGCGGCAGCGGTGAAAGACCGCCCGCTGCTGCTGGATATCTCTGTCATGTACGACGGCCTGAACGAAATCGTCCATGACCTTGCCTGGCATGAATTCCTCATCGACGCCAACCGTCTCATCCGTTCACACCGCGTGGACAGCGCCATCCGTGATTACCATGGCGCGGAATACGTGCGCCTGATTAAAGACTGGTTGCAGGACATCGCGGCGGGCGACAAAATCCCGTCCACTTACGGTGCGCGCATGGTCGCCGCTATCCGGCAAAACGTCTCCTTTGCAGGGCTGGCATTCAACGTCGTCTCGGCGCTGAAACAGCTATCCGGTCTACCCAACTCCATCGTCCGCGTCGGCGCGCCGGACATCCTCGCCGCCACCTTGCAATATATGCGGCGCGGACGCGCCATGACCCGCGAGGCCGTCGCCGCCTCTTCCGTCATGGAAAACCGGGCGCGTACCCGCTTCCGCGAACTCAACGAAGTGCGCAACAGCCTGCGACGGCAGGGACGCATCAAACAACAACTGTACCGTTGGGGCTATGCGCCGTTGCTGTTCTTCCAGCAACAAGTGGATGTCATCACCTGGCATGGCGAATACCACAAACAACTGGCAGCAGGCATGAATGAGGCCGACGCGGTGGCGCTGGCCGACCAGGCCGTCCTTGACGCGCAGGGCGGTGGCGAACTGAAAGACCTATCCGCCATCGAACGCGACCCGGTGGGGAAAATCTTCACCGTCTTCTACTCCTACATGAACACCGTCTTGAACCTTGGCATCGTCACCGTCAAAGGGCGCGCCAGCATCGGGCGCAAGGCAGCCGCCTTGCTGACGTTGTTCACCGTCCCTGCCATCATTGACACCCTGCTCGGCACAATGCTCACCCTCGGCGACGACGATGATGATGACGAAACCCTCGGACAAAAACTGGTGGAAGGACAAATCGGCTACCTGATGGGGCTGACCGTGCTGACACGCGAAGCATCGGGCGCAGCCAAAGCGCTGTTCGGTGTGGACAAGGGCAGCTACAAGGGGCCGACGGCTTTCCGCTTCTTCGACGACCTCCACCAGGCAGGGAAGCAAATCAGGCAATGGGAGATGGACGAAGCCATGCTCACCAGCATCATCAACCTTTCCGGCGATTTCGGCCTGCCGTCTGCGCAGATAAACCGCACCATCAAGGGCATTAACGCCCTGGAAGAAGGCAAAACCGACAACCCGCTAGCAGTCGCCTTGGGCTACAAGGAGAAGAGGTGACTGATAGCGGCGGTTGAACTTTTGGTAGTACGGCCGCATAATGCTGTATAAGTTTATGCGGCGAAAGCGCCCGTAAACAGGGCGCTACGGATGAGCTGTAGGCCTTTTTTTGTACCCTATTTTTACCATTAACTTCAAATTAAACAAGGAGGCGGATATGACATATCCCATTAAGCATGTTGTCAACTGCTTTCTTCAGAAAGATTTCGAAGATGGCACCGCAAGTATAACCCCGATGAAAATGCAGAAATTACTGTATTTTCTTCATGGTTGGCATTTGGCAATTACGGGTCATCCCGTGATAGAAGAAAAGTTTAGCGCATGGCCGTATGGGCCTGTGGAAGAGAATCTTTATCACATGCTAAAAAATTATAGAGGAACGCCGATAACGGCTTATCTTAAAGATGGACCTGGCGAACCGTCTTTTGTGGTTGCAAACACAGCAGAGATGTTTTACAAAATATTAGATATGGTATGGCGAAAATATTCTGATTTCTCTGCCCTGCAACTTTCTGCAATGACCCATGAGCAGGGTACTCCTTGGGATATGGTGTATAACCATGGCACTTCACCTTACATCCCAAACGACATGATTCAAGATTATTTTAAAAAAGTTATTTATGCCTAATATACCAGAAGCGCTAGACCAAGCTGAAGAAAAATTGGAACGGGCTGAGAAGACTCCTGTTGCAGCACCAAATATAGAGCCTAAAGCAGAAAAAGAAGCTTTGTCTTTCGGAGAACTCCGGGAAAAAGAAAGTATCTGGCAATTTAAAGTATTATTTTATTTCTCAATTTTATATCTTTACAGCTCTATCTTATATTTTTCTATTGGGCTACTCACGAAGAATTTTCTAAAAATTGGCATACTGGATTGATAGTTATAATTCCAGCGACAACTGTTTTATTGGCACTAATACTGTCTTTGCGACAAAATAGATCGAAAAGAGACGAAACAGACACCTTTATCCCACAACTTAAACAAACTATAGAAATCATTAAAGAAGCCAAAGAGTTAATATCCTGAACACAAACCGCCTTCGGGCGGTTTTTTTATGCCCGCCCTGTGCGGGCTTTTTCACACCCAACAAAGGGGGTCGCAGTTTGCGACCTCCCAAAAAACAAAACCCCGCGAGGCTGGCACTTCGCGGGGTTTCTGCATATCACACCTTGGAGAAGGGAATGAAAGCAAATGAAGTATAGCAAAACCCGTGTACAAATTCACCCGAAGGAGGGTTTGAAAGTGGAAACCTACGCCAGCCCGTTTGTGCGGGTATGTATCGGAATATCATTGGTGCTGGTTGCCCTCGGCATGATGCTGCTGATGGCCGCACCGTTCGTCAAAGCATGGCAATAAGGAGCTCCCATGACCATCTCAACCAGCAACCGCCGCGCCGGACCCTACCTCGGCGATGGCATCCAACGCGAATTTCCGTTTACCTTCAAAGTATTTTCAGCGGAAGACGTGCGCGCCTACGTCGCCGACCCACAGGGGAACGAAAGCGAACTGGCGGCGACCGCCTACCGGATAACCCTCAGCTCCAATCAAGAAAACCGCCCCGGCGGCGTATTGCACCTGAACGAACCGCTGGCAGCGGATAACCATCTGACGCTGATCAGCGCGATGCCCGTCATGCAGCCGATGGTGTTCACCAACCAGGGCGGATTTTTCCCGGACTTGCTTAACGCAGCCCTCGACCGTCTCACTATCTACGTACAGCAGTTTGAAGAAATCCTCTCCCGCTGCATGGTCGGATCGGTAAACAGCAGCGGCGGACTGCCACCCTTGCCCGTGCCGGTAGGGCAAAATTTCCTGCGCTGGAATAGTGACGGCACAAAAATCGAAAACTACGACATTGGCGTGGACGGCATCAAAAGCGATATCGCCAGCCTGAAAACCGCCGTATCCGCCCTAACCGGCGGCGGCGAAGCACTGGCCATCTACCAGAAAATCGAGGCACTAAGCAGCAAACTGGAAGACCTCACCAACGAAAGCAGCCGTAAACTCAACCAGTACGCAGCCTACATGAAGAAAACCCGAACCCTTGCCCTGGCAGGCCTCTAACCGGAGAACACCATGACCCCCGAACAAAAAACCGCCATCGCCGCCAAACTTGGCGCGGACCTTGCCACCATCAGTAGCGACCGCCTGATAGAACTCGCCCTGCTGCATCGCGCCGCGCCGACGGCACAACCGGACTTCCCGAACCGCCTGCAAGCCGAAATCGCCCGGCGCTTTACGGCGGACGCCATCGCCCAAGACGACGTGACCTACAGTACGCTGCAACACCTTGCCGACGAACTGACCGGCGTCGTGCCGCTGGCGCACCGCCTGCTGCACGAAATGGCAGCGAGCGTAAACCGCGACATCTGGTTTACCGACAACGCCGCCGCCTTTAAGGACGTGTTGAACAACGCTGACACCGCAAAATGGCTGGCCGGACAAACCGACGTCCTCGAAAAAAGCCTGAACAACCGCCTCGCGCTCACCATGATTGCCGACAGCGAAACCGCCGCCACCGCCATTTTGAGCCAAGCCGATGCCGTCACCCTGTGGAAAAACGCCCCCGGCCTGTGGGAAATCTGGCCGAAAGCCGCCGCCGGCATGAACGTGCTGGCAAAATCGGGCGAACTGGTGCAATACCTCATCGACACCGCGGGCGCGCTCCCGGCGGCCATGGCCAGCGCGACGGCGGTGAAAGCCTTGGTTGCCTCGACGACTGCGATGCGCGTCATCGCCGCCTCGCAAACCGCGGTCGATACCTTCCTCGCCTCCACCGACGCGCTGAATGCAATAGACGCCTCACCCGCCGCCATTGCCATACTGGGCGGCAGCGCGATTGCAATGGGACAAATCGCCGCCTCTGCCGTCGTCCTGAAACGCATCTACAACCATGCCGAATGGCGCAAAGCACTCATCGAAAACAATGCTGTCTTCCAGGCGGTGCGCGAGACAATATACAAAACCGTGTCGGCCAGCGGGTCGGGGTGGGTTAAGCGCAATAATGCCAGCCTATATGGGGCAAGCATTCCGAGCTTTAATACCTACTTTGGCTCCGTTGTTGGTTTCCTGTTTGCCCGTTTCAGCCGTTACAGCAGTCCATCCGGCTCGCCCCCCGCAGACAGCAAAACCACCATGAATCACCCTGGTGGTACGTTGGCAGCAGAGGGGCAGGACAATACCATTCTCAACAGAGCTACGCTGGATAAGGTGGATGGTATCAGTTTTAACGGTGCGACCTTCAAAAACAGCGACGCTTTCAACTGGTGTTACGTGGAAATATGGAACCCGGCCTAATCCAGCAGGTCGGCGAGGTGGGTGTCATCAGACAAATAGCACACAAAGACAGACCGCTGCGAACAGCGGGCATATAATTAAGGTATGAGCTAAAAAATATAATTGGGGGTTCTGGGAAGGGGATTTATATTGATATTGCGTTGTTACTTGTTGAAGTTAAAGTTAATAATCTATCTATTCAAGTCCCTCCGGGCCTACCACATTTATTAGCGATGCGCTGCAATGCGCTGCAAAAGACTAGATAAAGCAGCAGGTTGCGCCATGATTCGCAGCGCCTCGCATCCCTTTGCAGTGCATTGCAACACGCAAAAAGTAGGGGTTAAAATGGGGGTACTTAATGAAGCACCAGATTTTGAACCCCCATGCTCTCCGACGCGAAAATCAAAGCGGCAAAGCCGAAATCCGATAAATATAAACTTTTTGACCGCGACGGTCTGTTTCTCCTTGTCCAGCCCAATGGCTCGAAGCTGTGGCGCATGCGTTATCAGTTTTTGGGTAAGCGGCGCGAGTTGGCTTTGGGCAAGTATCCCGGCATGAGCCTCAAGGACGCACGCGATAAGGTCTTTGAGTATCGTGCGATGCTGGATAATGATGTTGACCCTCATTCGGCGCACGCGCGGCGCCGGAGACTGGAAGGGGGCTATACGATTTTGGAAGCGATTGATGATTTGCTTGCCGACAAAGCCCGCCGCTGTGTGCCTGCACATGTGGAGAAGTGCCGCAGCCGTTTGTATAAGTATGTTGTGCCGCGTTTCGGGCATCTGCCGCTGCCGGGGCTGTCGTCGGATGATTTGCAGGATTTGATTGTCGCTATTGATGAAGCCGGGAAGAACCACATGGCGCTGCGGGTGTTGGGATTGGTGCGCGAAACTTATGATTTGGCCATTCGCAAGCGCAAGGCAGATTACAATCCTGCGCAACCGCTGAAGGGTGTGATTAAGCCGGTAAAGGTGAAAAACCATGCGCGCATTACCCGTCCCGCCCGTTTGGCTGAGTTGGTGCGCGCGATTGATGTTTATCACGGCACTTGGCAGGTAGCGCTGGCGATGAAGTTTTTGTCGCTGACGTTTGTCCGGCAGAAGGAGTTGCGGTCAATGACTTGGGATGATGTTGATGTTGACCGCAAGATGTGGGTTATCCCCGCAGAGAAAATCAAGATGTCCCGCGATCATATTGTGCCGCTGTCTCGGCAAGCGGTTGAGGTTTTGATGGATGTGCGGCGTTTGGGCGGCGAGAAGGGTTTGGTTTTTCCCGGTCTCCGTCCAGGCAGGCCGATAAGTGAAGGTACGATTGTTACTGCGCTGCGCTCGATGGGATTTACGCAGGATGAGATGTGCGGCCACGGTTTCCGTGGCACGGCTTCAACGTTGTTAAATGAGATGGGTTATGACCATAAGCATATTGATATGCAGCTCGCCCATTGGGATAGCCGCAGCGTTTCTTCCGCTTACAATCATGCGCTTTATCTCAAACAACGGACAGAGCTCATGCAGGCATGGGCTGATTATCTTGATGAGTTGCGCGCAGGTTCTTGATAGCATCATCAAGTTCTTTTTGTAGCACTTCCGGCAGCTCCGGCGCTGGGTAGGGATGTCCTGCTGCACGGATGACCCATGCGTCAACCACCGGCTCAAGCCAAAAGCTGCGGCTGCCGATTTTTCTGCCTGTCGGCACCTGCCCGTTGGCCACCATTTGGTCAAAGGTGCGCAAGCTCAATCCTGCCCGCGCGGCAAACTCTTTGCGTGAGATGTTTCTTATCATGTTCTCTCCTTTGTAAATCTCTCGGATTCAGGGGATTTGATTTCTTGCCCATGTAGCGGGCAGCCCGCCGTTATCCAAAATCCCAGTTCTTCTCCTCCCATGATTCCTCTGCCGTGTGCATTGTCCAGCACGGGGCAGGTGCAGCCTTGTTCGATTGCTTCGTCGCTTCCGGGGTTGGGTGTGGTCATGGTGTGCCTCTCATTTCATCGCAACCTGCATTTGCGGTTGCACGGTTGGGTTGTGCGTTGTTGTGCATGGTATTTTTCTTTTCATCGCTCATGTCTTGCTCCTGTAATTCGGGAGCCGCTTACGGCGGCAAGTCGGCATCGTCAGCGGGGGAGAAAAGAAGCACCACATGTGGAGAACCAAGAAAACCCGCGCCCGATGCTGCGGCGGTTTTTTCGGACACTCACCGCTTGTCCGTCCTTTCAACTTAAGGTGTGTGAGTTATTCCCTATCTGCTACGGCCCGCGCCAGCCACGCATCCCAGCGGTCAAGATTGCGCCCGGTGATGGTGTCCCGGTAGCCGGTCTTTTCGTCGTGGTGGCGCGGGTCTATGGTTAACAGCCCGCAGTGCGCCTGCCATTTTTCAAATGCTGCGCGCTCGGCGATAACGTCCACTTTTCCCGCGTTCGCTTTGATGCGGTCGTAGGCCTTTTCCCATTCGGTTTTTTCTGCCATTTTCTTTGCGGCGGGTTGCCCCGCCGCGCTCCTTTATTTGCTGTCGTACTGGCCGTTATAGACGGGCATTTGCAACGCTTTTTCTGCCATTTCGCGCATTTCTTGCGCCTTCGCCCGGTTGTTCTTTTCTCCACCGATGAGGCGCAAGTTGAGGGCAAATTTGTCGTCTGCCACGACCAGCGAGAGACGGGCGCGCACGGTGATTTTTTCTTCGGTACCGGTGTAGAGTTCGTCGGTGATGCGCAGTTCCGCCACCATTTGCCCCTCGGCTTTCAGCGCCGCCTGTTCGGCTACGGTGCGTTCGTGCTCCCAGTCGCCTTGCGTCTGTTTGATGCGCTTGGCTTTTTCGACGGTGAGGCTGGATAGCAGGCTGACGGCGGTGTTCAGCGGGATTTCTGCGCCGTCTTTGTCGTGGGCGGTGATGTCACCCGCCCAGTCTTCGAGCAGTTGGACCAGTTCTTTTTGGCTGGTAGCGTCCTTGCCGCAGATGAGTCGCAGCGCGTAATACAGCGGCGTCGTCTCTGCGATGTAGCGTGCGGTGTTCTTACCGTGACCCAACCCGCCGTCGTAATCGAAGATGATGCGGGCAACCATGTCTTCCGGGTCGATGTACATAGCGGCACCGGTGAAGTCCGCTTCGCGCGCTGCGGCGTATGCCAGCAGGTCGCGGTAGTCGCGGGTGCCGTAATAGCCGCGCGGGTAGTAGCGCTGTGCTTCATATTGTTCGAGGCTTGCAAGACTGAATCCGTCCGGCAGGGCGATGACGTGTGCGCCGTCATGCACGATTTTGTTCAGGTGGTCGGTGATGACTTCGCTGCGGTTGATGAGGGTGTCGATGTTTTCCATTGTTGGCTCCTTATGCGTTCATGGGTTTGCGGCTCATGCCGGGCAGTTCGACGGCGTTGTCGGGGACGATGCTCATCTCACCTTTGGCATTGACGTACATAACGGTCTCGTCTGATACGGTTTCGCTCTTGTCGCCTTTGGCGGTCGGCATTTTGTGCTTGATGAGACTCTCCACCTGTAGCTGGTTGTGCGTGCCTTTCAGCGGTTTGAGCTTCAGGGTGAGGGTGACTTCGGCAGCTTTTTCGTTGGTCAGCACGCGGCTTGCGGCTTCGCAGACGACTGCGGTCAGGGTGCTGGCGGTAATGCCGGCGTTGAGGTCGTTGATGACGTCGGTGTAGTCTTTCATGGGTTGTCTCCGGTTGTGGATGGGTGGGTTTTTGGGCAACCGTCACGGAAATCGTGACGGTTGGGTTTTAATTTCCCCGTTTTCGGGGTATTTAGGTTGGTAGTTTCTATTGACGGTAGTTGTCAAAGAAAGGCTTAAGTTCTTCAGGTGCAATCTCAAAATCTTGCCATTTGCTTTTGCCGTTACTAATAGATATGGTTGTCATAAATCGGATATGCTCTTTAGGGAATAAGTAGCACTTTTCCAGCTCACCATTGTTGTATCCAAAGGCAACAATGAAATCTGCCAACATTTCCTGTTTTTTAACGCTGAATGAATATCTGCGAAGGTCTTGGTTCTTGCAGTGTCCTTTAAGGGTTGATGCTTTTACATCTACTTTCATGCCGTAAATTTCAAAATCATATTTGCTCTGGTATTTGACTTCGTTCATATCTTTGGCATCAGGTACAAATTGCTTAAAATCCTCTTCTGCCTTTGATGCCAACTTGTCTGTTTCGGAACCATATCTTGCTTTGTTTCCGGTTACTGGATGCCCTGCTTTTTGCAAATGCCAATACAATGTTTGCCATTTCATTCCCAGTTCATCGGCAGCATTTTTCAAATGTAGATGCTTGTCATAGACCATTTTCATTTGTTCGATTGGCGGTATCATTTGTTTCTCCTAGAACGGAATCATTGAATCATCGAAGTTGTCCTGCGGTGTCCAGTTGCCGCCCTGCGCTGCTGGGTGGCTCTCCGTTTGCCCATAGTTCCCGGTCTGGCTGTAGTGCGCGCTTTTCTCCGCATCGGTTTTGCTTTTTTGCGATTTGCGCAGCATCGCCTGCATCGCGTCTTCGATGTCATGCGCTGGCACGCCCGCGTTGTGTTCGCGGTAGCTTTTGCGCTCCAGCGTGTAGGCGGCAAAGAGTTCGATTTTTGGCTTCACTTCGTGGTTGTAGTAGCTCCAGGTCTCCACGAACAGGCCGGTGAAGTTTTTGCCCAGTAATTCCTGCGCGTTGATGCAGGCGGTTTGTTCGGTGTTCTTCGTCTGCGCGTTGTATTTCGGCACAGTGACGGATGTCGGGGTGAGGGCCTGCACGCCGCAGACGCCCATCAGGCTTTGCAGCAGGCGCCAGCTGTATTCGTTGGCGCTGCCGTCGCCTTTGAGGTGCCAAATGGTGAAGTAGGCTTTTTGTCCGTCGCGGGTGTGGACGTCAAACTCGATACCCTGCGCGCCGGTCTTCGGCGAGGTGACAAACTCGGCGCGGTCGATTTTGACGGTTTGCGCGGTGTTGCCGGGGATGTAGTTTGAGCTGGCGGCTTTTTCGGCTTCTTGTTGGTCGAAGCGGATGGGTTGGTAGTTCATGCGGCGTCTCCTGGTTGTTCAGTTTGGGCTTCGGGCTGGTCTTCGGGTTGGGTTTCGGGTTCTTCGGGTTCGCCGATGCCGTAGTATTCACAGACGGCTGCGTCCACGGCAGCAAGGTCGTTGTCGATGAGGGCATCGGCAAACATACCTGCCGGGCTTTTGGTGGTGTCGTTGCCGTTGTTTTGTGTTACGAAGCGGTATTTGCCGTCGATGACTTGGGTGCGCAGCACGATGGTTACCATGCCTTCCGGGGTGATTTTGTCGTCCAGCATTTTGCCGATGGTCTTGATGCTGGTGCGCCCGCTCTCGTTTTCTTGGGTGTGCGAGAGGATGTACACGCGCTTGTCAGCAGGCAGGCTGGTTGCAACGTTGAGGATGTCCCAGGCGTTGCGGCCGATGTCGTTGAATTTGTCGTATCCCTTTTCGTGGCTGCGGCGCATGAACTCGTTTGCCATGATGTATTGGAAGTCGTCGATGACGATCACCGGGGATTTGATTTTCGGCAGGGTGCGGTAGATGTGTTCGCTGTTGTCTGTCGTCATGCTTTTCAGTTTGCCGCCGCCGCGGAAGGGAAGCGGCTTGCCGATGACGTTTATCAGCGCGGTTTGTTCCGGGTTGAGGTTGCGCAGGCTGTAGCTTTTGCCGCTGCCGGAATGGCCGAGGATGAAGGTAACGATTGCCATGTGGTTTACTCCTTGTTGATGTTGATGCGCCATGTAACAGACGCGGGTTTACGGTAGGGTTCTAGGTCGATGTCTTTGAGCGCGGGGATGGCTTTGTAGTCCACCGTTCCCTTGTTTTCGATGCGTTTCAGGGTGATGCCGCCAACGGCGAGGCTGTCGCTGTTCGCTTCTTCCGCCAGGGCGATTAGCTGGTCTTTGACTGCCTGCTGCTGGCTTTGCAGCGCCTTGATTTGTGCGTCGAGGTCGCGGTATTCCTTCGCCAAGATTTGCGGCACCTCGTCGGCGGTGGCTTCCAGGTCGTGGGCAAACTGCGCCCAGCCTGCGCGGATGCGGGCAAACCAGCCGGCATCTGGGAAGACGTCGGCGATGGCCATGTTTTCCGGGGTGCCGTCCGAGACGACAAACCAGCATTTTTCCGCGCCCGATACCATGAGCTGCTGTTGTACTTGCGCCTTGTCGTGTTCGGCCAGTTCGCCACGGGCCGCCATGTTGAAACGGCGTCGGCTGGCATCGCTGTCGCGCAGCAGTTTGTGTTCGATGATGAGCGTGCCTTCAAAGTTGATGCCGTCGAGGCTTGCCGCGATGCGGTCTTCGCCTTCGTACACCAAGGGGGTGATGGGTTGCCCTGCCAGGTCTTCGAGGTGCGGCAGGATGGCTTTTTCCGCAGCGTGTCCGGCGACATACAGTTCGCGCTGAAAGTCGCTGATTTTAGTGATGGCTCCCTGTTTTTCCCGCATGAGCTGTTCGCGGGTTTTGTAGGGGCTGATGCCCAGCATCGCGGCGGCGTCGGATGCGCCAAAGCGGGTCTGCCGCCACGCTTCCCATGCCGGGGTGTTTTGTTCGAGGTGGACAATGGTGCGGTTCATGCGGCTTTCCCTTCGTTGAGGTATTGCCGGACGGCGATGCCCAGCTCTCCTATGCTTCCTCCTTCAAGCAGCCTGTCCTGAAGTACCGTGACATCTCCTTGTTTGCGGTAGGTGCGCGCGTAGCAATGGAAAACGCCGTTATCCAGCTGGTAGATTTCTATGTTTATGGATTCGTCGCCGCGGCTGGCGTAGATGAAAGCCGCTGTTTGGCTGTAGCTGATGTTCAGGGAATCGCAAGTTTCGCCAAGCAGAATGGCAACCCGGCGTGCTTCTTTTGCCAAATCTGTGTTCATGATGTTCATTTGTGACTCTCCCAATTTTTGCAGGCGGTGATTTCGTCGTCGGTCAGGTCGGGGCGCGCGCATTGTTCGCGTACCCATTCGCGGTGTGATTCGGTTCGGACGACGGCAGGCGGGTTGTCCTCGCCGCCAGGTACGATGGCGACCGTTATCAACAGTGCGCCTGCGAGGATGTCTTCGAGTAAAGCGTTCATGCGGCCTCCCGGTCTTCAGCGCGGGCAATCAGCCATTCGTCGTAGGCTTCGTCCGCTTCTTTTTGCAGGTCGCGGTAGGGGATTTGTGCGTCAATCATGTCGGCAAGGATTCCCGCCCAGTCGCTTTCGTAGTAGTCCCCGAAGTCTTCGCGATCGAGTTCTTTGCCCTCTTCGTCGTAGAGAATGACGATGCTGCCCTCGGCTTTGACGGTGAGGTTTTCGCTGGTCTCTTCCGTGTACTCGGCAGGCTCCCAGTAGGTCGCTTGCCGTAGCAGCTTTTGGCCGTACCAGCGACAGACGGTGATTTCGCTTTCGCCGCCCCACCATTCGAAGGTGTCGTCCAGTCCGGCGGCGAGGGTTTTGAGGTTCAGGTTCATCTGTGGCTCCCATCGTTGTTCGTTTCGATGGGTGCATTTAATCACTTTAAGAGAATGCAAGCAACCCTAAAAGTGATTTATTTCTTTAACTTTTTATTTCCTAAAGTGATTTTTTCTGCGCGGGTATAAAAACGCCCCGTGGGGGCGGCATCAAACCCTCATCAAATCTTGTAAACCCGCGTGGTTGCAGGCTCCGCGCGTGGTTACGAGCGCAACAAGGGGGCGTCTGTCAAATGTTCAGGCAACAAAAAACCCCGCGCGGGGCGGGGTTGCAGCAATAAAAGAAAGAATTATTGGCGTTTGGCGCCGAAAACACCTAGTACTTTGGCCTCATTATCGGTGTAGTTGCCAACCATTTCATCAGCGTTACTGCCTGCGAAGAATCCTTCAACTCCTTTTTTGCCATCTTTGCCAACAAAATAGCTTCCAATAATTCCAGCTTTGATTTCTCCTTTATAATCAGATACACCAAAAATAAAAGATGCGTCTTTATTAGTAAAATCGACCGTTGCCCCAACTGCACCAACCGGGCTGACACCTGAAGGGACGCTATCGTATGGGACGACAAAATCGCCACTATAGTTTACAACACCACTAGTCGGCATCGCATTATCCGGTGTAGTTCTTCCGCGATAGTACGCCAATAAAAATGGATTGGAAGCTCCATTTTCACCTATACCAAATTGAATGTTTTTGTATGTGTTGTCGCTGCTAGCCAGGAATGAATCAAAAGTTCGGAAAGAAGTGGTTGAAGAATAAATACGATTCCCTCTATAAATATCTACTCCACCAACCCGTATTGGTGCTTTATCCCCAATACTTACAGAATCACTTGGATTTGGGATGAATATAGTTCCTAAACTACTGTTGGTTTCTAATTGCCGTTTATATTCGAGCGGCATCTTATTTGTAGTTATTGATTTTTTATCAGCAATATCTGATGCTCTGCCTGCAATAACAATACCGTTGTATGTAGATGCTCCCTGTATGGATTTGGAAAACTGTGCCGCCTTGTCTCGGTCGTCGGCAGTTAATCCATATTTATCCGGCATGCTTATGCTAGAGTTTTTTGAATTATTTTGCGTGCCGTAGTTTGGTGCAAGTGGCTTGGTGTTATCCACCGCAGGATTGTCACCGCCACCACCGCCGCAGGCAGCGAGTGCCAGAGGAAGCACTATCAGTAGTGCTTTGTTGGTTTTCATCGTTTTCTCCTGTTTTGTTGATTAAAGGTTTTATTCATCCAAGCATTGATACTGGATGGTCACAATATAATTTCCGCAAGATGTCCATGCGCCGGGAGAAATATTGCAAATAATCTTTTCCCCGCCGAATGGGTCGGCGCGTTTATATCCCCATGCCTTGCAGCGTTTTTCCGCGGTTTCTTGCCCTTTCGCTTTGTCAACTATGGGGGTTTCCAGCTCGTTGTATTGGTAACTCAATTCTACTACACCATCCGCCTTGCTGCCGCCCGTGGCGACAAGTTCTTTGGGTACATTGGTTGTACAACTAGCAAGTAATATACCAACGACTGCGAAAAATAGATGTTTCATCTTTAATCTCTTGGCTAGTGATTACATTTCGGATTGCCGTAGGCGCTACCACCTTCGAAACATTCGCACGCCTCGCCGTCATGGTCTCGGCCCAGGCTGGTATTGCCGCCGTGTTCGTCGTGGTAGCGCTGCGCCTCCTCCTGATTAATGAAGTCGCTACACCGCACCGCGTGGGCGAACGGTATTACTGCCAATGTCAAAACCAATATTGCCGTCTTCATTTCTTACTCCGCCTAATTCAATACTGACCAGGTAAACACCCGCCCAATGATGATGATGTCCTCAATGGATACAAATTCATCCGGGTATTCCACGCTGTTATAACTACTGATTTTCACCTGTCCACCGGGCAGGCGATAAAGGATTTTGACGCGAAACAAATCGTCATGACGGAAGGCGTAAATTTCCCCGTCCTTGATACGGGTGTCATCGAAGTTCACTCCTATCATTGCTCCCGGTGGCAATACCGGCTCCATGCTGTCGCCTTCAACCGTGAAGCACATGGCGCGATCCGGGGTAATCCCCATGCGGTACATGGTGGCGCGGGCAAAGGGCAGTTTGTAATCGTTGTAATCCTCCATTTCGATACTGCCATCTCCGCCCCTGAATGCGACTTCTTTTTTGTAGCGCAGGTAAACGAACTCATCCGGCGGCAACGGGTCATTGCTGCTCCAGGTGCGATAGCGTCCTGGGCTGCCGATGTTGCTCTCCGGTTTGTGCAACGGGGTTGGCACGTCGCCATAACCCGCACTTTGGGCAATGGGGGTAACGAAGGCAGGAATGTTCTCCTCTGCCATTGGCTGCGGCGCGGCGTCCGGGGTGCCGAACTCCAGCTGGATACGGGTAACGCCCAATGCCTGTGCCAGCTTGTCCATGAACCGCGGGCGCAACGTCTGCCCATTCTCTATTTTGAAAATGGTCGTCTGCCCTTTCCCCAGTTTTTCTGCCAGCTCTGCCTGCGTCATCCCTGCACGCTCCCGCAGAATTCTAACGTTTTCAGCAAGGCTCATCTGCGCCACCTTTGTTTATTACAAACTTGCAATAAATTACCACTAAAGGTGATGACGCGCAAACCTCTTTAAGAGTTTACTAACTCTCTTTAAGTGATAGAATAGGACGCAAGTTTCCTATGGAGTATCACTTTTTATGAATATCGTGAAGGTGGCAATCGCGGCATCTGGTGCAAGCACGCAGCGCGAGTTTGGCCAGAAGTTAGGTAAGGGACAGACCGCTGTTGCCAAGTACGTCAAACAGGGACGGTTTCCTGTTTCTGTTTTGCTTCAGGTTGAGGCGTTAACAGGCATCCCGCGCGACCGCCTTGCCCCAGAGTTGTTCGCGGGTTATGTCGCGGTCGAACCGCGCAAAAATGCCGATTTGGTACGCAAGCCTATTGTTCCCGAACCCGCAGAAGCGGAGGCCTGACCGTGGGCGAATTTTGGGCAAAAAAATGCCGCCTGGAAACTGGGCGGCAAGTACATGTAAGGAGATTTAATTATGTCACAAAGCGCTATTGACACGCAATGCGCGCAAATCCGCGTACATCTGGAGTCCGGCAAGTCCATCACGCAGGCGGAAGCGATTGAGGCGTGGGGTTGTTATCGCTTGGGTGCGCGCATTTTCGATCTGCGCGCGGCAGGCATGGACATCATCACCGAGACCGGCACCGGCAAAAACCGTTACGGCAAGCCGGTCAAGTTTGCCGTGTACCGGCTGGCAGGTGCGGCATGAGGTACATCAGTCTTTGCAGCGGCGTCGAGGCTGCATCGTTGGCATGGGAGCCTTTGGGCTGGCAGCCGTTGATGTTCGCCGAAGTCGCCCCTTTTCCGGCGGCGGTGCTTGCGCACCGTTGGCCACACATCCCGAACCGGGGAGATATGACACAGCATGGAGATTGGCCGGATGCAGCAGTTGAGCTTGTTGTTGGAGGTACGCCCTGCCAGGCGTTCAGCGTCGCCGGGAAGCGCGGCGGGCTGTCTGACCCGCGAGGCCGCCTCATGCTGGCTTTCCTCGATGTGGTCGCCCGCTACCGTCCCCGCTGGGTCGTCTGGGAAAACGTCCCCGGTGTTTTGCACAGCGGGCGCGGATGGGATTTCGCCGCCTTCGTCGGGGGCTTGGTTGAGCGCGGGTATTGCTGCGCCTGGCGGGTGCTTGACGCTCAGTTTTTCGGAGTACCCCAACGCCGCCGACGTGTCTTCGTTGTCGGACATCTTGGAGACTGGGAGCGTGCCGCAGCGGTTCTTTTTGAGCGCGCGGGCGTGCGCGGGGATTCTGCGGCGGGCAGAACGGCGGGGGAAGACGTTGCCACCCTTAATGCAAGCCGCGCTGGAACACAAAGCGGCGGGATGACGCTGTGCATGGCCCACGGGCAAGGGGGTGCCGAAATCTGTATTGACAGCGCGCCGACGCTGACGTGCAACCATGAAGCGCCAATCGTCGTTAATGGTCGTCAAGACCCTTGTGTTAGTGATACCGCCTTTGCTCTCGGCTGCCAACACAACGGCACGGATAACGTACTGCTGGGCGGGCATGCCTTGCGCCGTTTGACCCCGCGCGAGTGCGAGCGCCTGCAAGGGATGCCGGACGACCACACCCGCATCCCGTGGCGCGGCAAGGCGGCGGAGTCTTGCCCGGACGGCCCGCGTTATGCCGCCATCGGCAACAGTATGGCGGTGCCGGTGATGCGCTGGATTGGCATGAGGATTCAACAGGTGGAGGTTGCAGTATGAGCTGGCTGTATGACGAGGCACCGCCGCGCGGGCGGTTTGTGGCGGTGCATTCCGACGGGACGGCATCGCTGTACTGGTGGGGTGAGGACGGCAGTTTCCTCGATGCGGATTGTGTTTTTGCCGATACCGACAAGCCCTATAGCGGCGATGAGGTCGCTGCATGGTTGCGGGGCGCGGGTTTTACCTGTTGGCAGGCGTTGCCGGAGGGTTTCCGTTTTTGGTGGGAGTTGAAGAAATGAGCTGGATTTTTGGTGAGCCACCAACACGCGGCAGCCGTTTTGTCGCGCTGTATGACGATGGCAGCGGCGCGGAGTTGTTTGTCTGGGGCGACGACGGGCATTTGTTGGACGCCGATGGCGACGACCACGGCGTGATGGATAGGGAGGAGTTGGATGATTGGCTGTATGAGACCGGTCATTGGTGCTGGACGGCGTTGCCGGAGGGGTATGCCGTGGGTTTTGGGGTAACAACGACTACGGCGCGGGATACGCGCTGGTGCTTTGCCGAGATGCCCTCACGTGGCACGCGCTTTGTCGCGCTGCGCAAGGACGGGCGCGGGGCGGAGGTGTTTTCCCACACACGGTTGGGTTCGGTGATGGATGCCGAGGGCAAGTTACGCCTGCCCATGTGGGCAACCAATGCCGAGCGGGTGTCATGGTTTGAGGATGCGGGGTTTGCCTTTTGGCTGCCCCTGCCTGATGGGATGCAGTTGTTTTATGAGGGGCAGTCATGAGTAACGGGATTATGGGCTTGGACAAGGTGGTTTTTTATTCGCCCTTGCTGGCACGGCATTTGGGCGTGCGTGCGGCCATTTTGGCAAGCCTAATTTTGAGCTGCCAGACGGGCAGCCCGTGGGGCGTACGCAAGACAACAGAGACGCTGACTAGAGAGACTGGATTGACGGCAAATGAGTTGCGTACCGCGCGCCGCAAGTTGCGTGAGGCTGGTCTGCTGGCAGAAATGCGGGGGGAACGTTGTATGTACTACCGGATTGACGAGCTGTCGCTGCGGGCAGAATTGGACAAGGTGATGTCATGAGCATGTTGCTGATGGTGCAAGCGCTGAAGGCCAAAGTTGGTAATCCGCTGCGAAAGTTGGTGCTGGTGAAGCTGGCAGACCAGGCGAATGACGACGGCGAATGCTGGCCGTCCTATCAATCCATCGCCGACGCCTGCGAAATGGGTCGTTCGACCGTGAAGGCGCATATCGCTTGGCTGGAAGAGCATGGCTTCCTGCGCGTTGAGTATCGCCACTATGGCAGCGGCGGCAAAAGTAAATCGAACATCTATCACCTGACCATCGGGAAAGGTAGCGAATCGGTCAAATCCCGACCCGGTCAAATCCTGACCGGGTCAGATACTGACCTACCCCGGTCAGATGCTGACCCATTCAATGGGTCAAATCCTGACCCCAAACCAATAAATAAACCTATCAAGGAATCTTCCCCTCCTTCGGAGGGAGAGGCGCCCGCGCCCGCGACTCCTTCGTCGCAACCGGAACCTGAACCTGACCAGCCGAAACCGAAACGGCGAACGAAGGCGGACGAGTTCGTCGCCTTCGTGGTTGCCCGTGGGGTAGCGGAGGCGACCGCCCGCGACTGGTGGCAGTA